GACCGCATTCAATCCTGACGGAACAATAACTACAACTCCACAAGATTCAAACGAGATTACTCAAGAGAACCCTACATTTAGTGAATTACTAGTAGGGGAAGGAAAGAAGTTTCAAGATACTGAAGCCCTAGCTAAAGGTAAATACGAAAGCGACCAGTTCGTAGACCAGCTTCAATCCGAGAATAAAGGCTTACGGGAAGAACTTGATAAACGAGTAACCGCAGAAGATACAGTTGACAAGCTGTTACAAGAACGATCAACTCAGCAACAAGAGGGCGTAACCACTCCTTCACCGCAGATGTCCGAACAGGATATCACAGAGTTGGTAAAGCAGACAATCGTGACCACGAGGACTGCCGAGACTGAACAGAACAATATCTTCGAGGCTGACAAGGCTATGGAAGATAGGTTCGGTGATAAAAGAGCCGAATGGTTGAGTACTAAAGCGGCAGAATTGGGTGTAGGTCTTTCCTTCCTCCAATCTATCGCAGCTGCTAGTCCTAAATTGTTCCTAACTACAGTGGGGCTTGACAAAGCACCAGAGGGGCAAGGAAGTGTGCAAGCAGGAAGTATTAATACTGAGGCTCTAAATGCTAATCCAATATCTGTAGGTGCAAAGCAAGGTACCTTCAAGTGGTACGAAGAACAGCGCAAGGCAGACCCTCGCAAGTTCTGGAACCCTAAGACTCAGCAACAGTTGATGAAGGATGCCACTGATAAAGGGGAAGCATTCTACGCTTAAATAGTTGAGATAATAATATTTCAACTACCTCTAAATAAGGAGATCATTGTAAAATGGCAATGAACACTGGCAATAGTGAACTCCTCATTAGGACAGAAGTCTGGTCCTCACAGCTGAAGATGGTCCTTGAAGATCAGCTTATGGCTGCTGGGTACGTAAACTGGCTCTCTGAGTTTCCTGATGGAACTACGTTCACTATTCCTTCGGTTGGTCAAGCCCAAGTGGAAGACTATATCGAAGATGATGCTATCACGTATGCTCCGCTGGATACTGGTGAATTCCAGCTGACGATTAATAAATACAAAGCATCTGGTATCTACATCACTGATAAAGCCAAGCAGGATTCGTTCTATATGAGTCAACTTGTTTCTTCGTTTGTTCCGAAGCAGGAACGTGCGATTATGGAGCAGGTAGAATCTGATGTGCTTGGTTTAGAGAGCGAACAGACAGCTTCTGCCTTGAATACAATCAATGGTGCCAATCACCGCTTTGTTGCGGGTGGCACTAATGAAATAATTGAGGTTGAGGATTTTGCTCGTGCTCGTTACGCACTAAAGAAGGCAAACGTTCCCGACACTAGCTTAATCGCTATTGTTGATCCATCTGTCGAATACACTCTCAATACATTAACTAATCTTTCTAGTGTATCAAATAATCCACATTGGGAAGGTGTTATTGCTGAAGGTATTGCGACTGGGATGCGGTTTGTGAAGAATGTATACGGTTTTGACGTTTATGTTTCTAATAATTTGGCTGATGCCAATGAAACAATTAACAGCGTAACCACTGCTGCCGGTAAAGCAAATATGTTCTTCTCCGCTGAATCTGATGTATTGCCGTTTATCGGTGCGTGGCGTCAGATGCCTCAGGTTGAATCTGAACGAAATAAAGATCACCAACGTGATGAATTTGTTATCACGGCTCGTTATGGTGTGAAACTTTTCCGTCCAGAGAATCTTGTGTGTGTTCTCTCTGACACTGACCAAGTTTAGTTAAGGAGGATATAACATGACTGTATGGTCTAACAACGATGGCTTGGATGTTCGCTTCGGCACCTCCAAAGCTGATTTAAGGTTGGGTGGAAAGCTCAGCACGTATGGCGCGATGTCGGAAGTTCGCGTTAAGATTCTTGGCACTAGCGTTCCTGCTCAAGGGACCGTAGCTGCTAATGTTATCGACAAGAAAGTTACTATTCCCACTAACTCGTATCTTGATGCAGTGACGTCTCAGCTGTTCGTGGATACCGCCTTTACTTCTGGTGGTTCCGCTACGCTGGATATCGGCCTCATGGCGGATGATGGGGATGGTACGTATACTGTTCTTGATGATGATGGTATTGATGCTGCTATTGCCGTAGCTACATTGGCTCTAGACTACGACATCGTTCCTAACGGTGCGCAGATGGGTACGTCTCCTGTTAATGCTGTAACAGGATTACCTATAGCTATCTCCTATGGTTACAACACTGCGGCTTTTACCGCTGGTGCTGCAACCTTAGTTCTCCGGTATCGTCCTCCGGTGACGTCATAACTGACTGAGTTCAGGGGAGGGCAGTGATGTCCTCCCCGTTCTCTTTCACCATAGGAATTAAAGATGGCAAATGTCCAACACAAGAATTTAACTACAACTGAGTTGCATGAGCCAAAAAGCGCTGATTCAGCAGCCGCTAATACAGTTTATGTATTTAATGGTTCAGGAAGTGGAACTGCTCAGAAAATTACCCCAACCCAGATTGCCACTTCTGTGAAAAACGTAAACATCCATACCCTTAACTATGATTTCGAAGATATCTCTACCGCTGCTTCTAAGTGGCTGGTAGTTCCTTTTGCAGGAGATGTGCAGAAGATCTGGTCAGTTCTTCATACAGTAATTACTGGAGCTAACTGTGGCTTCACCTTTGAGATTGGTGGTACTGCGATTACTAATAGCGCAATAACAATTACACAATCTGGTAGTGCAGTTGGAGATGTTGATTCTTCAACACCTACAGGAGCAAATACTTTTACTGCTGGTCAACCTATCGAGATCATCTCGGATGGCGCTTCTAGTGGTGCTGTTAATGTCACTTTCACCTTTGAGATGGATATTACATAATGCCAAAGCTTACCCTGACTGATCTTACTTCTCTAACAAATCAAACTTCAGCAATCTCAACGATCAACGCTAATCATACGTTGATTGAAGCTGCTGTTGAGAAGCAGTTGTCGCGTGATGGTACCGCTACTAATACCATGACTGCTGACTTTGATATGAATTCTAATAAACTGCTAAATGTAACTGGTGGTACTTCAGCTGCTGATGGTGTAAACTACGCACAGCTTACTGCTGCAACTGGTCAGGTTCCCGGTAACTCTATGTTATGGGAGACTACTACTACCGATTCAGATCAAGGAGCAGGAAAAGTATGGGGTAACGCAGCTACCGCTTCCATCACAATTCTCTACGTAGATGATGCTGATGTTCCCGGTGCTGCTATTTCTACTTGGGTGCAGACGTGGGATAACTCTACTAATTCTAACAGTAGAGGATATATTACTGTAGTCCAAAAAGCTGACGGAGATAACTATGCTCTTTTTGAAATTGATGGCGCAGTAACTGATGCTAGTGGCTATACTAAAATACCTGTTAATTATATTATAGGTGCTGGTACTCTAGCCGATGCTGACCCAGTATCAATGCATTTCACTAGAAGTGGGGATAGAGGTTCAAGTGGCATTCAGATGTTATTTGAAACTACTACGACAGATACTGATCAAGGGGCTGGTAAACTCTGGCTTGATAATGCTACTCTCGCAAGTGCTACTGTCCTCTATATGGACGATGTAGACAATGCTGCTGGAACATCTATTAATTCTCAGGTAGATAGTTGGGATGATTCCTCGACTACAGCCTTACGAGGTACTATTACTTTTACAAAGATTGGTACACCATCAGTCTTTGCTACTTACAATATTAATGGGGCTGTAACTTCTGCGTCTACGTACAGTAAGATTGCTGTTGCTCATGTGACTAGCTCTGGAAGTTTCTCCGATAGTGATACGATTGATGTCCAATTTGTACGTACAGGTAATACTGGAGCTACCGGTTCTACTGGATCTACTGGCGCTACAGGAGCTACGGGAGATCATGCTGGTGTCTTGATGGCTTGGGAGTCTACTACTACAGATACTGACCAAGGCGCTGGTAAGGTATGGCTTAATCACGGGACTGCCTCGAGTGCCACTGTCCTGTACATGGATGATCTAGAAGATGGCGGGACTAGCATCAATAGCTACGTAGACAGTTGGGATGATATTTCTAATGCTACGGCTAAAGGCCGTCTCATGGTCAGTAAGAACACCGCCCCTGAGAACTTCCATATCTTCAACGTCACTGGCAGCGTTACTTCTGCATCTACATATTCTAAAGTAGCCGTAACCCATGTGGTATCAAGCGGAACTATCTCTGATACTGATGCCGTTAGCGTTCACTTCTCATTCTCAGGAGCGGATGGCTCTGGCGATTTAACAGCAGCTAATAACCTCTCAGACGTAAGTAACGCAGCGACTTCTCTCAATAACATTGGCGGTGTCGGACTCGGCATCGTCTTAGCTTTAGGATAAAACAATGGCAGATGTACTAACAGGCAAAGGTTACGCCATCACAACTACGGATGCTGCTGGTCTTACGGCTAGTGGCTCTCAAGTAATTACCATCATCGGATTATCGGTGTCTAACATTCACGCTTCAGCGGCCTCATGGGTTACGGTCAACGTAGTTCGCTCTGGTGGCGTAGATAGCGAGTTGGCGCACCAAGTCAACATCCCCGTCAATGACGCTTTAGACATTCTTAATGGTGGCAAACTAATCCTCAACAATAGTGATGCAGTCTGGTTCGATGCTGAGGCTAACAGCCATCTGGAAGCCTCTATCTCCTACTTAGTGCAAACGTAATGAGCTTCCTTAGTGGCCGCACATCCCTGACAACTGTGCAGACAGGCGATATTGCTGCCAACGCTATTACTACGGCTAAGATAGCAGACGATAGTGTTACAGGGCCGAAGCTGGGAGAACTCACCATAACTACCGGAGCGCAATATACCGCTGATGCTGACGGCACTAAGTCCAGTGGTACATATACCCCGGCTTATACAACTGGTAATATTAAGACAGCCACAAATGGGGGCGCGCATACCCTAGCCCCACAATCCGGTGATGGAACAATTGTCATCCAGTACACCAATGATGGTAGCGCGGGGAGCATCACTACTAGTGGCTGGGATATAGTAACTGGCGATTCGGTGACTACGACCTCTGGACATGATTTTATGATGTACTTAACTGTTGTAGGCGCGTTTCAACATCTCCACATAGTGGCGTTGCAATAATGTTTTTATTACCCGGAGGTGCGACATCCCCCAGCCCATATGTCACAGCTTCAGTACGCTTTGATGGTGCGAATGATTATTTAGGTATCGCTTCGTTTACAGGTCAAGCTGACACAAAGATTGGCATCATCTCATATTGGGCAAATCATAAGGGTGGAAATGGGTCCACTTTCGAGTTGATTTCCCCGGTGGGTGATGGTGAAGATGTCAGACGAGGGTCAGACAATAAAGTTTATTTTGACGGTTATCCTTCTCCAGATTTTACTGGTAACACGGCGATGACAGATGCCACTGGCTGGCATCACATCTTAATGTCTTGGGATAGTGTGGCGGGTCGGGTCCAACTCTACGTCGATAATGTCGATGACATAAATACATCATCTTCAAGTAATGCAGACACAAAGTGGACTCCCACCAGTTGGGTATTCTTCGCAAATTCCGGGTTTGCCATGAAATATAATGCCGATATTGCAGACTTCTATTTCAATATTGATGACAATCTCGATATTTCTGTAGCCGCAAATCGTCTGAAGTTTATCAGTGGGGGAAAGCCTGTTTCTCTTGGAGATGATGGGTCACTCCCGACAGGTGAGGCACCTATGGTTTTTTTAAAAGCAGACGCAGCTACACCAGCTAACTTTGCGAACAATTTAGGATCGGGTGGGGGAACCCTAAGTATAACTGGCTCATTGACTAATGGCGAAAGTAGTCCCACGGATTAATAAGGACAAAACATGAATATATTAATTAGAACATCGGATGGGTCAGAAGTAAGCAGATGGCTCACTCCTCCTAGTAAAGTCAAAATACCCGGCTCTGGCGATGTTGTATTTCCCGCGCCAACCGATAGGCCACTAGCTATCGGCCCAGACCACTTCCTCGCCACGGCAACGGTTGTTGATGAGGATATAGGCGATGACCAAAAGCGTGGCCCTGAGACTGTTGAGGTTGTTGGGCAAGCTGTCACTGTGACCAGAACCACTGTTTCTAAAGCGGCAGAAGATATCCTCAACGATTGGGTTAGTCTTCGCGCAGAGCGGGACTCCTTGTTAGTTTCTTCAGATTGGACCCAATACACCGACTCGCCGTTAACAGATGAGGTCAAGACTAGCTGGGCAACGTATCGTCAAGAACTCCGCGACCTTCCATCCAACACTGACGATCCCAATGCAGTGGTTTGGCCTGATGCACCGGAATAAGGAAAAGCAGATATGAGTACAACAAAAGTCCAGAGCGATATGGTGGACATCGACGGGGCTACTGCCGCCACCATTGCTACAGGCGACAAAATAAACTTCCTCGACATTACCGACAGCCTTGTTAAAGAGGACACGGTGCAGGGAATCCTAGACCTTGCTGGTGGTGGGTTCACCCTTGCCTCAGAGGTGGCTACAACGTCCGGGACAACAGTGGCCCTCACCACAAGCATTCCCGCAACCGCCACATTAATTATGGTCACATTTGAGGGAGTAAGTACTGACGGGGCAAATTGGGAAGGAACCGTCCAGATAGGCGACTCCGGTGGCATTGAAACTTCCGGTTATCTTGGTGGCGGGGCCGGTGTTGTCGATGCAACAATGGTACAAATCACTACTGGCTTTGCCTTCGCAATTAATTCAGACGCCAATGATGCGATGCAGGGGGTTATGACTCTAGCTCTAAAGGACAACACCAACAATACATGGTGTTCCCAGTGTATTACTACTTCAAGTGGAGGGTCTTTAGAAGTGGCTACTTGTGGCGGTAGTAAGTCTACATCTGCCACTATGGACCGAATCTCTATTAATTCCGCCGGAACCTTCGACGCTGGCTCCGTCACAGTCTCTTATTTGTAGGTAAAGAACATGGAAGCATTTGTAGCAATCGTTAAGCATACCGATGGTAAGCTGGACAAATACCAAGACTTTGCCGTCGAAGCTGATGCCGTAACCCACGTTGAACAATACGGTGGCTTTGTTGCCCCCGACCCCGGTGGTAGTACAGGTTATTGGGTTGTCGATGAAGCGGCTGAAACAGTCGTCAACGATCAGGCACAAGCTGACGCTGATGCCCTCGCAAGTAGTTGGGACAGGCTTCGTAGAGAACGTAATGCGTTATTAGTTTCTTCAGATTGGACGCAAGCTGCTGACTCGCCTTTAACGGATGAAGCCAAAACTGAATGGGCAACGTATCGGGAAACACTGAGAAATCTTCCATCCAACACCCCTGATCCAGCTAATCCAACTTGGCCCGATGAGCCTCAGTAAAAGGAAACCGTCATGAGTTACTTAGTCGGCCTCGACCTCAACGATGTACAAGTCCAAACGGACAGCGGCAACGCCAGTACGACAGGGTTCACGCTAGACGTTGCCAGTACCACTAACGCCGTAGCGGCATACATCAGTGGCGTCAGGCAGTTAGCCGGGACTGATTATAGCGTGTCGGGAACTACGATTACGTTTACCACAGCCCCTCCCACCGGCACTAACAACATTATGTATGTGTATACGAAGGCGGCTATTATAAATACGCCAGCGGATGCGAGTGTTACCACAGCTAAAATCGCAGCTAATGCTGTCGATGAGACTAAGTTGAAGGATGCACTTGTTGCAGACTTTACCGAGGTTACAGTAGCTACTGGAGATAGCATCCTTCTAGGCGATGTTAATGATAGTGGAAATACCAAGCGGGACACGGTGCAGGGTATTCTTGATCTTGCTCCTGCTGGTGCTTTAGGGTTTGTCGAGGCTCAGACAGCCAGCGGAGATACAGAAATTACATTCGCTGCCACAGTGGCGGCAGGATAT